GCGTCGCCCCAGCCTTTAATTCGCGGTCGCGCTATAAGCTTAGGGGGGGGTCGAAACCATAAGGGGGGTCGCCGGTGACCGATTCAGAGGCCGCTGGGCCAATTCAGCAGCCGTGGCCGGCCATCGCCACGGAGCTCTGGGAGATCGAACGCCTGCGAGAGCGTCCGAGCAACCCGCGCACCCACACGGGCGCCCAGGTGGAGCAAGTCGCCGCCTCGATGCGCGAGTGGGGATTCACGAACCCGATCCTCGTCGAGCCCGACGGCACGATCATCGCCGGGCATTGCCGCAAACTTGCCGCGATGCGGAATCAGTACGCCCGGGTGCCGGTGATCATCGCCCGGGATTGGACGGAGGCCCAAGTCCGGGCCTACGTGATCGCCGACAACAAGCTGGCGATGAACGCCGGCTGGAACGAGGAGCTGCTGAAGGCGGAGATCGACGCCCTCGAGGAGGCAGACTTCGACCTGAAACTGATGGGGTTCAGCGAGGAGGAACTCGACGGCCTCTACCCGGACGAAGCCCCGACCACGAACCCCGATGCCGAGGATGACATCCCGGCCCTGCCAGGCCGCCCGGCGACCAGGCTGGGCGACGTCTGGCTGTGCGGCCAGCACCGGGTGATGTGCGGCGACAGCCGCGAGCCCGAGACCGTGAAACTCCTGATGGCCGGCGAGCTCGCGGATTGCGTCTGGACGGATCCGCCCTACAACGTCGACTACGAGAGCGACGCCGCCGGCAAGATCCAGAACGACGCAAAGCCGGAGGCCCGGTTCGCGGCCCTGCTCAAGCGGGCGTTCAAGTCCGCATTCACCGCAATGCACAAGGGAGCGCCGATCTACGTGGCGCACGCCGACACCGAGGGCCTGACCTTCCGCCGGGAGTTCGAGGGCGCCGGGTTCAAGATGGCGAGCTGCCTGGTGTGGCGCAAGAATTCCATGGTGCTGGGCCGCAGCGACTACAACTGGCAGCACGAACCGATCCTCTACGGGTGGAAGCCAGGCGCCGCCCACCGCTGGTACGGCGAGCGGAACAAGACGACCATCCTCGAGTTCGAGGGCGACCTCTTCGAGCAGACCGCCCCGGACCAGTACCTGATCTACTTGGGCGAGACGGCGCTGGTGGTGACCGGCAAAGACATACAGGTGCAGCGCCAGCCCGGGACCGTGCTCCTCGAGCACAAGCCCCAGCGGTCGAAAGAGCACCCGACCATGAAGCCGGTGGCGCTGATCGAGCGCATGCTGCTCAACAGCACGAAGCCGAAAGATCGGGTGTTGGACGTGTTCGGCGGGAGCGGGAGCACGCTGATCGCGGCGCACAAGCTGGGCCGGGTCGGATATATGATGGAACTGGACCCGAAATTCGTGGACGTCATCGTCAAGCGGTGGCAGGAATTCTCCGGGCAGCCGGCAATCAGAGAGGGCGACAAGGTCCTATTCAGCAGCGTCTATGGGCAGGAAAGCGAAGCCAACGTACCTCCGGGTCCTTGATGGCAACGCCGGAAGGCGGCCGCTCAATACCCAAGAACCGCTGCCAGAGGGCGACCTGGCGGCGCCCCCGCATTGGCTGACAGACCGACAGAAAGAGACATGGCGATACGCACTGGAAACTGCGCCGGCCGGCCTGTTGAAGAATCTCGACGGTTCCATTTTTACCGTCTGGGTGGTGGCATCGGACGCGCACCGCGAGGCCGCGGAGAAGGTCGCGCAATTCGGGATGATGGTCAAAAGCCCCGGGGCCGGCGTGCCGATGCAGTCGCCCTACCTGAGCATGATGAACAAGCAAGCCCAGATCATGATGAAGGCGGCCAGCGAGATGGGGTTCACCCCGAGCAGCAGATCCCGTGTCAAGATTGAGCGTCCAAAGCGGCCAGGCGCGAACCCGTTCGAGGGCCTCAAGGAACTCGAAGACTGACGTCGACTACGTGTCGATCGCGATCGCCTACGCAGAGGAGGCGATGGGCGACACTCGCCGGAGCGCGCACTGCAGGACGATTCGCTGGGCGGCCCGGCGGTTCCTCGATGACCTCCGGCGATCCCTCGGCAAGCGGCCACCGTTCAAGTTCAGCGCCAACTGGGCCAACAAGGCGTGCGCGTTCATCGAGCAATTGCCGCACGTCGAGGGAGAGTGGGATAGCGAGTTCATCATCCTCGAGCCCGCGCAAATCTTCTTCGTCGTGCAGCTGTTCGGGTTCCGGGGAGAGACCGGGCGCCGGTTCACCGAGGCGATCTACTGCACCGCCCGCAAGAATGCGAAGTCCACCCTGGCCGCGGCGATCCTGCTGGCGTGCTACTGCCTCGAGCGCGAGAACGGGCCGCAGCTGATCAGCGCGGCGACCACCGGCAGCCAAGCCCGGATCGTGTTCAACGTCGCCAAGCGGATGGTCGAGAAACGGCCGGAGCTGCGCGAGGCATTCGACCTCGAGGTGTTCGCGAGCAGCATCACCAGGGCGGAGGTCGGCGGGTTCTTCAAGCCCATCAACAGCAAGGCAAGCACGCAGGACGGCCTGAACCCGAGCCACATAGAGCTGGATGAGATCCACGCGCACAAGACTGCAGACCTGCTGAACGTGCTGCGGTCCGCGGCCGGCGCCAGGAAAAACCCGCTGACGCTTTATACCACCACCGAGGGGTACGAGAACCCGGGCCCGTGGGCGGAGCTGCGGAACTTCGGGCGCATGGTGCTGCGCCGCGTTTTCCGGGCAGACCATATGCTGGTGATCGTTTTCCAGATCGACGACGAAGACGACTGGCTCGACGAAAGCAAGTGGCCGAAGGCCAACCCGCTGATCTATTCGAACCCCCTGATCCTCCCGGAAATGCGCAAGCTGGCGATCAACGCCGCGGCCATGCCGAGCGCGCTCTCGGAGTTCATGATCAAGCGGCTGAACCGGCCGGCGTCGACCGCCTCCGGGTTCATCAACCTGCACAAGTGGTCCCGAGGCAGCGAACCCTTCAGCCTCGAGGACATGGTCGGACTGCCCTGCTGGGGAGCGCTCGACATGGCCGGCACGATCGACATGGCCGCCTGGCGCCTGCTTTGGCTGAACGAAACGACCGGGCGGTTCTACACGTGGGGGAGGTTCTGGGTACCGGCCGAAGCGGTGGCCCAGAGGACCGAGCGTAGGACGGTGCCCTATGCGGGGTGGGTGAGTTCCGGTAACCTTCAGCAGACCGAAGGCGCAAGCATCGATTACGATCTGGTGCGGAAGCAGGTGCTCGAGGACTGCGAACGCTTTGCGCCGCGGAAGGTGGGATACGACCCATGGAATGCAGGACAGCTGGCGAATCAGCTGCTCGAGGAAGGCGTCCCAATGGAGCAATTCAGGCAGGGCCCCCAGAGCTACCACCCGGCCATGAAGGCCATGGAGACTGCGTACGTTTCGGATCGACTGCAGCACGGCGGCGACCCGGTGCTGCGCTGGATGGCGGCCAACCTGGTCGCCAGACGCGACGTGAACATGAACATGGCGCCGGACCGCAAGAAGTCAGCGGACAAGATCGACGGCATGACCGCGCTGATTATGTGTTTCGGCCTCGCGGAGAGCGATGACATGACCTCCCTGGATGGCTACCTATCGAACCCGGTGAGCGCATGAACCTCCGCGAACGCTGGCCGTGGGCCTTCCGCATGTTGGGATGGGGTACCCTCTGGAATCAGGAAAAGGGAGAGCAGCTGCCCGGACCGACCTCCACCGGGTTCAGCAGCGCCGGCCGCACGATCAGCGACGAAAAGGCCCTGTCGATCGGTGCCGTGTTCCGCTGCATCCGCCTGCTTTCGGAGACCTGCAGCCAGCTGCCGCTCCGCGCCTACGAGGGCACCATCCACGGCGACCGGAAGCCCCTGAAAGACTCGCACTGGCTCTCCCGGCTGATCCGCGAGCCCAACGAAACCATGACCGGCGACGAATTGGTCGAGGCATGGGTAGGCCAGATGGCCGGCTGGGGGAACGCTTACAGCCAGATCGTCCCGAATGCCGAAGGAAAGCCGATCGAGATCTGGCCCTACAAGGTCGACAACATGCGGGTGTTCCGCAACGAAGACCGGACCCTCCGCTACGAGTACCCGAGCCCCGGCGGCCAGGTGCTGCAACTGCCGGCGAACCGCACGCTCCATATGCGGGCGTTCAGCCTGGACGGCGTGATGGGCCTCTCGCCGCTCGGCATGGCACGCAACACGATGGCGATGGCCGCCGCAGCGGAGGACTACGCCGGGTCCTTCTTCGCGAGCGGAGGCCGGCCGTCCGGTGTGATGACATCGGACAAGCTGCTGACCGACAAGCAACGCGAGCAAGTCCGGAAAGAGTACGGCGGCCTGGCGGACGGCGCCGACGGGAAGCGGTTCTGGCTGCTCGAGGCGAGCCTCAAGTACCAGGCGATCACGGTGAGCCCCGAGGACATGCAAATGCTGCAGACCCGGAGCTTCGAGATCAAGGAAATCGCCAGATTCTTCGGCGTTCCGCTGTTTTTGCTGATGGAAACGGAAGGCCAGACCAGCTGGGGAACCGGCCTCGAGCAGAATAACAACGCGTTCCTGCTCTACGCCCTGCGCCCCTACCTCAGCCGGATCCAGAGCACGATCAATCGGTTCATCATTCCGCAGGCAGAAAGGGCCAAATACTTCGTAGAATTCGACGAAACTCCCCTAATGTGGGCAGATACTGCCGCGCAGGGCACGTTTCTCAGCACTTTGACCAATAACGGCCTGATGACCCGCAATGAGGGCCGGGCCAGGCTGAAATTGGCACCCCGAGATGACGGCAATGATCTGACCGCGCAGACCGCCCTGACGACGCTGGAGAACCTCGGAAAGACCCCGGAAGTTGCACCGAAGGCCCCTCCTGTTGCACCCGAGGAGCCCGAAGTTGCGAAAATGGTGGCAGAATTCGCGTCGCTGAAAGAGCGGATCACCCAGATGCCGGCGCCGGTGCCGCAGCCGGCGAAGCCTAAGCTGCTGAGAGTCGAGCACATAAAGGACGCGCACGGCCAGACCGTGGCGTCGGTCCCGATTTACGAGGTTTCCCCATGAAATACCCGATGGCGATCAAGTCGGCCAGACTTCAGGCGGTCGCCGCGGAGATCAGCGCGGGTGACGGCAAGGCGCACCTCGAGATCCTCGGCGCCGGCAATGAGGGAGTGCTCGCTCGCATTCCACTGACGTCACCGCCGCAGGTAAAGGGCGACGAACTGACCGTGATCGACAGCCCAACGGAGGTCCGCGCAATTGCCGAGGGCACCCCGAGCATGGGACGCGTCGTAAACGGACTCGGCAACGTAGTGCTCGACGAACTCAAGCGTGGACCCGGAGGAGACTTCGACACCGATCAGGACTACGTCCGCATCGGCCAGACCGTCCGCGCCACTCAACTGCTGATCATTCACCCTTGAAGGAACTGCCATGACGCTGCAAACCTCGGTCGCTCTCGAAAACGCCCGGCTGGATCAGATCGAGACCAGCCTCGGCACGTTCCCCTATATCGAACTGCGCTCTGGTTCCCCACCCGCGACGCCGGAAACCGCCGACAGCGGAACGCTGCTCGCCATCATCGAGCCGGGATCCGACTGGATGACGGCCGCGGCGGCGCGCGTCAAGGCGATCAACGGCACGTGGCCAGGATTCGGCGTCGCGGCCGGCAACATCGGCCACTTCAGGCTGAAGGGCGGACCAGGCAGCCCGGCAACCTGCCAGATGCAGGGCACGGTGACCGCAACCGGCGGCGGTGGCGACATGACCGTCGACAACATCGCAGTGGCAGAGGGCCAGGTGGTGACGATGACGGCGTTTTCGCTCACGGGCGGCAACGCTTAAGCGGATCGCCATCTGCGGAGGGAGATGGCGCACAAGGCGAGATCTAAATGGCATTCGGACTTGTCGCCGCAGGCACTGCCTACGATAGCGCCGGATCGACCGGCGGCGCTGCCGGCGCTCCGTCTGGAGTAGCAGACGGAGATATCCTCTTTACCCTCATAAAGAGGATCACCGACACCGATCCAACGACCAGTCCGTCCGGGTGGACTCTTCTCGGAAAAGACATAACCACCGGCGGATCCGGGCACTGGCTGTACTACAAGATCGCGGCCAGCGAGCCCGCGGATTACACGTGGGGATGGGCCGGGAGCCAGCGGACCGGCATACAGGTAATTGCATACCGGGATGGGTTCGATACCGCAGACCCGATCGACGTCGTCTCAAATACCAGCTACGAGACATCGAACAACAATGCCAGAGCCGCATCGATCAGCGCGGCAGCTGCCAACTCGCCGCTGATTTACTTTGGCAACTTCCACACTTCGTCATCGCGGACGTGGACGGCCCCAGCGAGCCCCGCTGGATTTGCCGAAGACCTGGATGCATACGGAGGCGGAGCCCGCTGGGCACGGGAAGTAGCCAGCCAGGTACTTGCGGCGTCGGGCGCCACCGGAGACATGGATGGCGTCTTCAGTGGGGCGGTAGATACCAATAAACACGCGTTCGCGGTGATCCTGAATCCGGCATCCGGTGGGATTTCGGCGAGCCTGGCGGCAACGCTGGGCGCGATTACCCCAACAGCGACAGCCCAGATCCGGATCAATGGGCGGGTGGCCGGCACGCTCGGCAACACGACGCTGGCGGCCACCGGCCGGGTAAGCACTGCGGCCAGGCTTGCGGGCACGCTCGGCGATACCACGCTGGCGTCCGCATTCACGATCACCAACGGCGAGATCACCGCGACCCTGACGCAGACGCTGGGGAGCATGACGCTGCAGGCCGCTGCCCAGGTGCGGGTAAACGGGCGATTGATCCAGACGCTGGGAGACATGACGCTGCAGGCCGGTGCCGCGGCCCGGATCAGCGCCAGGCTGCAGCAAACCCTCGGCGCCCTGACGCTGGCCGCCCATGCCACCCAAGGCGGCATCACGGCCTCCCTGACCGGCACCCTTGGCAACACGACGCTGGCCGCCACGGCCCGGCTGCAGACGGGAGCCAGGCTCGAGCAGACGCTCGGCAATCTGACCGTCGCCGGCCAGGCCCGGGTCGATATCCGGGCGGCACTGGCGGCCACCCTCGGAAACTTGACGCTCGAGGCTGCCACGCAGCCCGGAGGGCGCGAGGCCCAGCTGACCGCCACCCTAGGCGACCTCACCCTGAGCGCAGCCGTCGACACGGGATACGAGGCCCCAGCGGTCGACACCCCGGCGACGGGCGGCGGAGTGCTCCCTGTCCGCTACCGGAACCGCCTGAAGCCACCGACCACGCAACCGCAGACCCCCGTCGAGCTGGTGGCAAGGATCACGGAGGAGCCAGACCAGGCGTTCCTGACCGTCGAGATCCTGCCCATGGTTGTGCGCGCGCGGGTGCTCGAGCGCGGCGACCAGACCGCCGGGCGCCTCGAGGTGCTGGCGGCGATCGAGACGCGGGCAACGGAGGAGGTCGACTGGGTGCGCGGCCATATGGAAGCCGACTGGAAGCACGACGACGAAGACATAGCTCGCGCCGACCTGCTCTTGTTTGGCGAGGCCGCATAACTCACAATCTGCCAACCGGGGAGAGCAGCCATGGCGATGAAACAGCGAGTCAAGGGAGTGCAAGAGCGCAGAGACCTGCCGCTCACTACCTGCGATTTGAAGTTCAGCGAGGCCGGGAAGGCGGTCCAGTTTGAGGGATACGCGTCCGTCTGGGACCGGGTCGACAGCTACGGCGACACCGTGATCAAGGGCGCATTTGCCAACACCCTGAAGGCCCGCACCCCGATGATGTTCTTCGGCCACAACCCCGGGCGGATCCCCGGCAAGTGGCTGACGCTGACCGAGGACAGCAAGGGCCTGCGCGTTCGCGGCGAGCTCACCCCCGGGCATAGCGAGGCGATCGACGCCGCCGCAAGCCTGAAGCACGGCGCCCTCTCCGGGCTGTCCATCGGCGGGTACACCACCGAGGCAGACTGGATCGAGCAAGGCGGCGAGATGGTAGGCCGCAAGATTAAAGCCTTCGACCTGTACGAGATCAGCCTGGTCAGCATCCCCGCAGAGAGCGAAGCGCGGATCGACGGCCAGAGCATCAAGAGCGCACTCGATGAGTGCGAAACGTTTGCCGATATGGAAGACCTGCTGCGTGAGGCTGCAGGTTTTTCGAAGACGAGCGCCACGGCCTTCGTGGCACGCATGCGCCGGATTATCCGGGGAGAGCCCGGGGATGAAGGGAATGCGCCGGTTTCCCAGCTGGTGGAAACCTTGAGGACGCTGAAGTTTCCTAACTCTCTCAACGCGGAGTAATCCCATGAACGTGCATTTGCAGCGAATGATCCACGGGCGCCTGATGGACGCCAAAGCAGACGCCGGCGGCGGCGCCGGTGGTGGCGACCTGACGGCCGCCGACCTGAAGTCGATGGCTGACTTTCAGACCCAGTTCCTGGCCATCCACAAGCAAATCAAGTCCTTCGTCGAAAAGGCGAACGATGAGATCAAGGCAGCCGGCGCGGTTTCGCTCGAGACCAAGACGGCCCTCGCAAGCCTGACCGAGACGATCAACGGCCTCGGCGATCGCATCGACAAGATCGAAGCCAAGAGCAACCGCATTCCCGAGGGCGCGGCCCTCAAGAATCTGGGTGCTCAGTTCGTCGACCTTGCCGACTACAAGGGCATTCGGACCCTGACGAAGAAGGCACGCCTGGAAACGGACACCTTCGACATCAAGGCGATCACGAACGCCACCGGGCAGAACCAGCCGCTGGTGCCGGACATGCGGGTGCCGGGCGTCATCACGACCCCGAACCGTCGTCTGCGCATCCGGCAGCTGATCCCTTCCGGGCGGACTTCGTCCAACCTCGTGCAGTACGTGAAAGAGAACGTCTTCACGAACAATGCCGGCCCCCAGGTGGGCGGCAGCCCGACGGTAGCAGGCGAAAACCAGACGAAGAATGAGTCGGATATCACCTTCACGCTGGCGAACGCGCCGGTGGTGACCATCGCGCACTTCATCCTCGTCTCGACGCAGGTGCTCGAGGACGCACCGATGCTGGAGTCCTACATCAACGGACGCCTGCTTTACGGCCTGGCTCTCGAGGAGGAGGAAGAGATCCTGCTCGCGGACGGTAGCGTCGGCCAGCTGACGGGCCTCATGGCATCGGCCACGGCGTTTAACCGCCTGGCCACGGGAACCAAGCTGGACATCCTGCGCCGGGCAATCACCCAGCTGCAGCTGTCCGAGTACGATCCCGAGTTCTACGTGCTCAACCCGCAGGATTGGGAAGAGATCGAACTGCTCAAGGACACGACGAATCAGTACGTGATCGCGAACCCGCAGTCGATGGTCGGACCAACCCTCTGGGGCCTCCCCGTCGTCGTGACCAACACGATGCCGAGGGGCCAGTTCCTGTGCGCCAATGGCACGCAGGCCGCCCAGATCTGGGACCGCATGCAGGCAGCCGTGGAGCTCTCCCGTGAGGACAGCGACAACTTCCGGAAGAACATGGTCACGATCCTCGCCGAGGAACGCCTGGCCCTTGCGATCTACCGGGCGTCGGCGCTGATCAAGGGCGACTACAGCAACCTGAACGCGAGCTGATTCCCTCTGGCTGGCATTCAGCCCTAAACACCCCACCACCGGAGCGAACCCGGTGGTGGGGTTTCTTTTTGTATGAGGAAGCACCGCAATGACCAATCCAGCAACAGAATTCAGGGTGCGAGCCCTGATTCGATTCAGCAGCATGTTCGAGGGCCACGTCAGCAAGGGACAAGAGTGGAACACGACGCGAGACCGGGCATACGCCCTGATGGGAGCGGGACACGTGGAGATCCTCTCCGGCGACCGGCTGGCTGGGAATTTCGAGACGCACGATGCACCGCCCTCGTCATCGCCACTGGGCCAAGCGGCAACGCGTACGGCCCGGGAGATTGGCCAGATTGGCCAGCCATCGCCATCAACGATGCTTGGCAGCGTCACCCCGGAGCCGCAGCCCTCTACGCCGCCGACGAACGCTGGTGGAGCGCCCGCAGAGAGCCAGGCGAGCCCACCTACCTCGAGCGAATCCGAGACGGGTTCGCAGGCGAAAAGTACTCGAGCGCGCAGTGGAACCCGAGGAACCGGGTCGAAGACATCACGCTCGTCGAAGTCCAGCACGCCGAAGGCCTAGGCAAAGCGCCAGGCCCGATCCGGAGCGGCGGCATGGTCGGCAACAGCGGGGCGCAGGGAATCAACCTCGCCTACCGCTGGGGTGCCAAGCGCATCGTGCTCGTCGGATTCGACATGTGCCGGCGCGGTGACAGAGAACACTGGTTCGGCGACCACCCGAAGGGACTGATCACGCGTTCGAACTTCGGCGCGTTCGTGAAAGGCATGGGCAAAATGGCGATAGACCTGCGCCTCGAGGACATCGAGGTCATCAACACGTGCGCCTGGTCGGCGCTGCCGTACTGGCCGAAGACGCCGCTGGAAGCCATCCGGTGAGGGCGTACAGCATGATCCGCCACGACCCGCACTACCGGCGGGAGGCGTTCAACGCCGGCCTGCAGGCCTGCGGCTACGAGGTCCACGGGCCTCCGCGAGACCAGCCAGGCAAAGACGACGTGCTCCTGATCTGGAACCGCTACGGCCCGTGGGCGCGCGCGGCGGCGATGTTTGATCGGGTCGGAGCCCGGGTGATCTGCTGCGAGAACGGCCTCATGGGCCGCGACTGGCGCGGCGATCGCCACCGCTGGTACTCCATCGCGCTCGACAACCCTGCGGCGGGCGGTGGCCGATTCCCGGCCGGAGGCCCGGAACGCTGGGCGAAATGGGGAGTCAACCTTTGCGAGTGGCGCAAGGGCGGGAAAGAGGTTATTGTTCTGGCCCAGAGGGGAATCGGCCCGGACGGGATCGCGCAGCCGAGTGGCTGGCACCGTCGAGTGGCGGAGCGACTGCAGCAGGCAACTGCGCGGCCGGTCCGGATTCGAGAGCACCCCGGAGAGGGCACCGCCGCCCCGATCGAGGATGATCTGCGCGACGCGTACTGCTGCGTCACGTGGGCGTCCGGGGCGGCCCTGAAGGCATTGGTGCTCGGCGTTCCGGTGTTCTTCGGGCACCAGAAATGGATAGGGGCGGGCGCCGGGCAGCTGTTGGGGAAATCGATCGAGTACCCCTACCTGCAGTCGAGGCTGCCGATGTTCGAGAGGCTGGCGTGGACAACATGGAACACCGAAGAAATCGCAACCGGCCTGCCACTCAAGCGTCTGCTGGAGCTCTAAACGTCGCGGTGTTCGCCATCGGGCAGCACCACCGATCGCAGCTGATTGCAGACGCCATGTACAACGGCGTGCACCGATCCGGCGACATTGCCCGGCGCTGCTTCGAGCACGAGTACACCGGACGCGTCGACCACGACGTCGCGATCTTCTACGGCCTCGAGGGGAAAATGCCCCAGATATTCGCTGACTACCGGAGCCAGGCGAAGGCGGTGTACGTCGACCTTGGCTACTGGGGCCGGCGCGAGGGCGGCCGGTGGAGCGGGTACCACAAGGTCAGCATCAACGATCGCCACCCGACGTCCTACTACCGGAAGCGCCAGCACGATGCAGACCGCCTCGAGCGGTTCGGCATTCAAGTCAAACCATGGCGAAAGACCGGCAGCCATATCCTGCTGGCCGGCATGGGCGACAAGGGGAGCCAGGCGGAGGGGTACCCGGTCGAGCAATGGGAACGCGAGGCGATCACGGCCATCCGGCAAGTCACGGACCGGCCGATCCTCTACCGACCGAAGCCCAGCTGGAAAAAGGCAAAGCCCATCGTCATGGCTGGCGTCGCCTACAGCGCGCCACACGCGCGCGAGGTCGAGGACGACCTGCGCGATTGCTGGGCGGTGGTTACGCACCATAGCAACGTCGCCATCGACGGCCTCGTGGCCGGCATCCCCGCGTTCTGCTGGCGCGGTGTTGCCACGGAGATGGCGCTGCAGGACCTGAAGCGCATCGAGACGCCGATGTTCCCAGACGGCCGCGAGGCGTGGCTGAGGGACATCGCTTACACCCAATGGAGCATCGCGGAAATGCAGAGCGGCGCGGCCTGGCAACACCTCAAGGCGGAGAAACTGATCCCATGAATGAGCTATCACCGCTAGCACGTAAAAGACTCGAGGCCTGGAGACTAGGGTGGGAAGCGCAGGTACCGATCGAACCGCTGGACAGAGAACATGTAAAAACAGCTATAGAAAATCACCTTAAAAACCGAGGCGAGAGAACTTACATCATGGGGAAAGCTTCCCCTAAAAGAGGTGAACCTTATGAAAGACAAACCAAGTCAGTGCAGGAAATCGTCAGCTGGTCGGGTGCGAGGATGCGCCGGATGTCAGACGGTAGGCCGGCAATATTTTATGCCCCGGATCGCCAAGGGATGCGGAGATTAAAGCAAAGGTTAGAAGGGATGTCGCTGGCCACAATTGGTGAAGCTAACAATATTTCTTCAACGGCCGCCATGGCTTCTGTCGGCAGAGCAGCGCTCGCGCTGCTGCTGTCGAATGATGAATTGTTAAGTTTGGCGAGACGAATCATCGACGAGGTCGAAAAATGACCAGGATCGATGGGCAGGGCACCCATGCCCGCAGATTCCGCCTGACCGAAAAAAGGTGCGCCATACATGGTGGCGGCATGGTGCAGGACAGAGGGCAAACACCGGACAATGGAGTTTTATTCCTCAAGTGTCCGCGCAAAGGTTGCGAAGTGGTCGCGGCCTATGAAAGCAGCGGGCAGGAACGTCTCATAAAGGCATTCGGAGTGGAAGTATGAAAGTCACGTTCTGGCATAGCGACAAACCCCGGGAGCGGATCCTCGCCGATGCCTTCCGCGACGGCGTGAGAGCGCACGGAGACGAAGTCGAGCTGCGACCCCTGCAGCCGGAGATCGAGGTCGCGCAGGCGGACGTGGCGGTCATGGTCGGCGTCAAGAGCCGGGCGCTGTTCCACGCGCACTGGCAGGCCGGGATCCACACGGTGATGCTGGACAAGGGATACACCCGGCACGCGGCGCCAGGCCCGGTGAAAATCTGGGAGTTCTGGCTCACCTCGGTGAACGGCCACCACCCGACCGCCAAGCTGATGTCGATCCTTCGACCCTTTGACCGCATCGAGCGGCTGGGGATTCCGGTCGTGCCCTGGCGCAAGGAAGGCAAGCACATCGTCATCGCCGGGAGCAGTCAGAAATACCATGACTTCTACGGCCTGAAAGAGCCCACCGGATGGACGAAGAAACTGGTGCGCCGGATCCGCGAGGTGGAAGCCGGAGGATCGGAACGCGAGATCGTCTACCGGCCCAAGCCCAGCTGGAAAGAAGCCGTCGAGATCGAAGGGACCCGGTTCTCGAGGAACCCGGAAACCATCGAGCAAGTACTGAAGGGCGCGCATTGCCTGGTGACGCACGGCAGTAATGCCTGCTTTGAAGCGGTGGTGCTCGGCGTGCCCTGCATCATTCTGGGCGACGGGGTCGCCAAGCCGATCAGCAGTACGGACATCGAGGACCTGGCTAACCCGACGCTGGCGAGTCCATCGGCGCGTGCGCAATGGATGGCGAACCTCGCGTACTGCCAATGGACGCAACCGGAGTTTGCATCGGGAGAGGCATGGGCGACGCTGCGCCCCCAGATTTATGGATGACCGCGGCCGGCCCTCAGTGGAACAGCCAAAGGCTTACAGCGTCGTCGCGATCTTCGCTGACGGCAGCGAGGAGACGCGGGTGTTTCATGAGCGATCGCTCTACCATTGCTGGCAGTGGGCGGTTTCATGGGGAACAGCGCAACCTAAGCCGCTGCGAAGCCTCGTCGTTCATCGCATAACGGAGTGACCGTGAAGAAGCCATCCGAGCACTACTACCGCTGCCTCGCAGAGGCGCAGGCCCACCACGCGTCGAGCAAGACGTACAGCGGGAAGTTTCTGAGACCGCATGCCCCCTTTATCAAGGCGATCATCGACCGCCTCGAATGCAAGTCGGTGCTCGACTACGGATGCGGCAAGGGAGTGCAGTACCAGTGGGTGAGCCACGGCGACGACGCCAGCATCCCGAAGGGCATGACGATCGAGGAGTACTGGGGCGTCCCAGTGACGCTCTTCGACCCGGCATACCCTCCGTACGCAAAGACGCCCACCGGCCACTTCGACCTCGTGGTGTGCACGCACGCGCTGGGCAGCATCCCGGTCGACGACCTGCCATGGGCAATCGACCAGCTGACGACCTTCGCGACCAGAGCGGTGTACATCGCGGAGAAGATCGGCGAGGTCCGGAAGCAAGTCTTTGCGGATCCCGGGAGGATGCCACGGTGGACGGCGGTGGAGTGGCGAGCATTCATCGCTGCCAGGCCGCACAACGGATGCGAGATCACCATCGCAACCCGCGAGCGGCGGGAGAACGGCCAGGTGATCGTCGAGAGGCATATCGTATGACCGTCGCGGAGCTGATCGCAGAGCTGCAGGGATTCGATCCGGACATGAATGTGCGGCTGTGCACCGGGCGAAAAAACGAGTACGTCATCCTGTCGGTTTACGCGGTGACCCGAGCAGAGGCACGCCGGCAGGGCGTGCGCGCAACCGGAACCGTGGCCGGCCTTTGGATAGACCTGGCGGTGAAGAATGAGGATTAGAGTGCTCGGAGGCGGATGGTACGGCTGCCACATTGCAGCGGTTCTTCACGCGCGCGGCTGCGAGGTCGAGCTGCACGAAATCGGCAAGGACATCTTCATGGGCGCGAGCGGCGGCAACCCAGCGCGCCTCCACTTGGGATTCCACTACCCGCGATCGCACCTCACCAGAGCGGCCTGCCAAGATCATTACTCGGCGTTCATGGACGCCTACGGGTTCATGACCCGGGCGGTCCCGGTCAACCTCTATGCCGTGGCGGAGCACGAATCGCAGGTGGACTTCGGGACGTACATGCAAGTCCTTCGCAGCGACTGCCAATACATCGTCGTCGAGGATCCAGCCGAGTATGGGCTGCAGAACGTCGAGGGCGCGCTGATGACCGGGGAGAGGCACATTGTCATCGCGAAGGCGCGAGAGCACTTCAGGAAGTTGCTCGGCGACATCATCAAGCTGAAGCGGCCCCCGACCGACGACGGCCAGCGATTCGACTGGACGATTGACTGCACCTTCTGCGCGAACGATGCGCTGAATATCGACCGATTCGAGCCCTGCGTCACTGCCCTGCTGAAAGGCCCGACGGACCGGGCGGTCACGATCATGGACGGCCCGTTTCCGAGCCTCTACCCATGGGATGAGGACAAGCACCTCAACAGCCTGACCTCCGCGAAGTTCACGCCGTTCAGCAAGACGTGCCATCGGTACGAGGACGCCCGGCAATTGCTGAAGTCGCTGACTTCAAGAGCCATCGCCAGGCGGTGCAATGACATGATCGACCAGCTGGCCCACTACTGGCCGGACAGCCGGAAGCGCTACGAGCTGAAAGACCACCGCCTCTCGATCCGGGCCATGCCGAAGTCCGGAGCGGACGCCAGGCTGGTGGATATTCAGCAGGTGGATTTCTCTCGCCTGCGCGTGCGCGCGGGGAAGATCGACGCCATCCTCCACGCCGGCCGGGTGGTAACGGAGATGATCAATGCGTAACGTCATTGCCATTGCCGGGATCCGGACATCGATCGCGAAAGCACTGATCCCGATCCTGCCGCATGGCACTGCGGTGTGCGATTTCTACGAGATCGAAGACGGGCCACCACCGCCGAGAATCCTGATCGCGAGCGGCTACATCGGCAACAAGAAGATCGAGGAGCAGTCCCAGCAAGAGATCCAAGAGAGCCTCTGGATCAACATGGTCAGCGTGGTCCGGATGTGCAACCTGTTTCTCGACAACACGCCGGAGATCCGCATCTGCGTGATCGGCAGCGAGTCCGCGATCAACGGCAGCCACGACGAAGCCTACGCGCTCGGCAAGGCAGGACTGCACGCCTACGTGAAGTGGCGCCGGACCGGGTTAAACCAGCAGCTGGTGTGCGTCTGCCCCCCGATCATCGGCGACAGCTACTGGGTATCGCAGCGGCATGATTACCCGAAGGTCCTCGAGGAACGCCCACACTGCCGATCGATCGACGTCGCCAGAACCGTCAAGGGAGTGCTTTATGACCGCGGCCCGGAAGTCACGAACGTCATCATCCGCGTCCAGCCTACGGCAGGACCTCGCCGGGATCCTGAGCGCAACGAAGGCGGCCCCCGGGGAAACGGTGTTACTGCAATCCACCCGGCCGCTGACCGCAGAGCAGATGACACGGATTAACTTCGAGTTCAAAAAGCTGGCGCCAAGCATCCACGTGATCGTGCTGCAGAACGGCGTCAGCGTCGTCGAGAAGCCAACGTAGGAGAGCACCGCTATGAGCAATCGAATCAACCTAGGAGATGAAGTCTGGGATTCAATCTCTGGATTCCGGGGCATCGTTATCAGCCGGACGGAGTACTTGCACGGCTGCGTGCGCCTCCAGGTTCAGCCAAACAAGCTGAAAGACGATGGATCAATGCTGGAGACCGGCCACTTTGACGAGCCGCAGCTGCAGGTAGCCAAACCAGCCAACATCGAAATCCAGCGGCCCAGCATGACCGGGGGCCCGAGACCAGACCCGGTGCTGCCAAAGGATCCGCAGCGATGAGCATGCCAGGGGAGACGCACCGCTGCCGTAGCTGCGGGCAACCGATCATCTGGATCGAGACCGCTGCCGGAAAGAACATGCCGATCGACGCCGACACGTACACCGCCGGGGATACGGTGTTCGACGCCAAGAAGCACCGATCCCACTTCGCGAGCTGCCCAAAAGCAGACATGCACCGGAAGAAACGATGAAGAGTGTGAAAGATCGCGATGCCAGCGAGGCGCTGGAGATGGAGATCCTCAGCGTCGCGCTGGGTCACGTGCGGAACCACGAAATGGCGATCGACGGCGGCGCCAACGTCGGCAAGTGGGCCATGGCCATGGCTCCGCACTTCCGGGCGGTGATGGCGTTCGAGCCGGTGGGATTCAGCTACCAGAACTTGCGAGAGCGGACCGACTCGACGCCGAACATCTACCCGAGCCCGACCGCCCTCTGGGACAGCAACATGCTGCTGCGAATGACGCACCCGAAGAAGCGGACCTCGAGTACCGCCTACTACGCGGCGCCAGCCTTGGAGTCGGCACCCGGCGAGGGCACCGAAGAGGACTGCTATGCAAGCGGCATCGCCATCGACACCCTGAACCTTGACGACTGCAATCTGCTGAAATTGGACCTCGAGGGAGCCGAGGTCCGGGCGCTGCGCGGCGCATCGAAAACCCTGCGGCGCTGCCGGCCGGTGGTCATCGTCGAGGTGGTCGAGAGGCAGCTGCGGCGGTACGGAGACACCCCCGAGGGCCTCGATCGCCTGCTCCGGGCTCACGGGTACCTGAAGGTGGCAGAGCAAGACCCAAACAGGATCTACGTACCATGCTGACCAAGACACCGAAACTGACAGTGATCACCGGGTGGAACCCGGAAGGCTACGTGCAGTACGGCCGGCGGTTCGCGGAGACCTTCCACCGGCACGTGAGCCCGGACGTCGACCTGATCGTCTACGGGGAGGAGCCGGTCAAGCTGCCGCGGGGAGAGTTCCGCCGGCTGGACGCCATCCCGGGGTGCGTGGAATTCCTGATGCGCCACGATAATCCCCGGGGCCGGGGCCGGGAGGTCCAGCCGAACTGGAAGCCGAGCGCCAGGGAGGCCGGGTACAACTTCCGGTTTGACGCCCGGAAGTTCAGCCGGCAGGGATTCATCCCCCTGCACGCGGCGCTGAGCCTCGGCGGCGACGACCAGATGCTGGCGTGGTTTGACGGCGATGTGGTCTTCACCCGGGACGTTCCACGTGGAACATTGCAGGGCCTGCTGCCGGCCGGCGCTGACGTCGCCTACCTGGGCCGGGGGGAGAAACACTCTGAGATCGGGTTCCAGATTTACCGGATACCGGCCGCCCTGCGGATGCTGCTAGCCTTCAGCCGGCTGTACGAGAGCGATGAGGTCTTCGCGCTGAAAGAGTGGCACTCGGCCTACTGCTTCGACGAGGCCAGGCGGAGGACCGCCACCCGGGGCCATGACCTCACCCCCGGGGGTAGCGGGCACGTTTGGCAACAAAGCCCCCTGCGGGCGTTCAGTGACCACCTGAAGGGCAAAAGAAAGGGAATCTAGGGGTAACCATGGCAGAGCAAGCACAGATCAAGGTCGAAGTGAACGTAGACACCCCGGGCATCCGGGAGGCTATAAGCAAGGCAGAGCCCCTGCGGATTTTCATGGGATGGGACAGCCGGGAGCTGGAAGCCTACAAGGTGGCCGTGCGATCGCTGCGCCGCCACACGACCAGGCCGCTGGACATCACCCCCCTCGTCCTGCCCAAACTGGAACTGGCCGGCCTGATGCGCCGCCCGAGGCGGCCAGGCGTCGCGCCAGGCAGCCTCTGGGACACGATCAGCGACGCCCCGATGTCCACGGAGTTCGCCATCAGCCGGTTCCTTACGCCGATACTGGCGCAGTCAGGCTGGGCGCTATTCATGGACGCCGACATGGTGGCGCTGGCGGACGTCGCCGAATTGTTCGCGCTGGCAGACGACGACAAAGCCGTGATGTGCGTCCAGCACGAAGTCAACTGGCCGGCCGGGCACGCCGTCAAAATGGACGGCCAGCCCCAAGTTGCCTACCTGCGCAAGAATTGGTCCAGTGTGATGCTCTTCAACTGCGACCACCCGAAAAACCTCGGCCTCAATTTGGACATGATCAACGGGCGGCCAGGCCGGGACCTGCACGCGTTCTGCTGGCTCGACGACCACGACATCGGCGCCCTGCCGGGCGAGTGGAACTGGCTGGTCAACGTGGAGCCGAGACCTGCGGCCCCAAAACTGGCACACTTCACGCTAGGCGGCCCGTGGTTCCCCGACTGGAAAAGGCAACCCCATGACGACATCTGGCTGGGCGCTTCGCAGGATTGCTGAACCCCTCGTCGAGCCGGTAACGCTCGAGGAGGCAAAGCAGCAATGCCTGATCGACGCCGACATCACCGATCAGGACACCCGCATCGAGGGGTTCATCAAGGGCGCGCGGGAGCTGGCAGAGGCATACCTGAAGGCGTCGATCTGCGAGCAGACCTGGCGCCTGACGCTTGACGCGTTCCCGTGCGAGGACATCGAGCTGCCCATGGGCCCGGTGCTTTCGATTGCCTCGGTCAAGTACTACGACACCGACGGCGTCCAGCAAGAGCTGACCGAGGACGTCGGGTACCAGGTAAACCTCGATGACGACCCCCAGCGGATCGGGGTGCCGATCGACGGCGAGTGGCCCACCACCCAAGTCCGGCAACGGGCGATCGAGATCGTGTACACCGCCGGGTACCCGTCGACCGGGAGCCCCTACGGCGCTGACGGCGTTCCGCAGGCCATCAAGGAAGCCATCCTGAGCCGGGTCGCCAGCCGGTATAACCAGCGCGAGGATCAGCTGATCGGCCCGAGTCAGAGCCATGACACCTTTGGATTCGAGCGCGCGATCGACCACCTCCGGAGGTACCCGTGAAAAAGCCCTGCAAGGTGTGCGGCGCGATCCGGGGAACCCTCGGCCCTACGATTCTGCGCGTGGCCGACTCGGTGCTTCGGGCGGTCGACCGCCACCGGCATACGAGGCGGATCGCCGCCAAGCTGGACAAGAGGCAGAGGAAGGCGGAGCGGCGCCAGGCCCCGGCGGAACCCCTGTGAGAGCCGGCCCCCTTCGCCAGCGCGTGGACCTCGAGCGCAAGGTGGAGACCCGGCGCCTCGGCGGAACCATTGCCGAGGACTACGAGCCGTGGCTGCTCGAGATCGCGGCCAGCATCGAGTACGAGGGCAGCTGGCGGGAGGGCCTGGTCGGCGCCCAGATCCAGCAAGAGATCGACTGCCGGGTGCGCGTGCGCTGGCGCGAGGGCATCACGGAGAAAATGCGGATCCGGCACCGGATGGTTTCGGGCAGCCCGACGGAGTGGGAGTACTTCGACATCATCGCGGTCCGGCCGGCAGACGCCCGGAAGCAGGAAGTCCACCTCTACTGCGTGAAGCGCGGAGCCGAGGGATTCCGGAGCCTGGGTACCACGCAATGAGCCTCGAGCTGCAGGGCACCCGGGAGCTGACGAAGCAGCTGCTGGCCCTCGGCGCCAAGGTGGCCGCCCGGGAGCTGAAGGGCACGGCCAGAGCAGCCATGAAGCCGGTCGAGGCCGCCTGGCGCGCGCGCATGCCCAAGCACCCCCTGCCGCACTACACCTTCCGCGGGCGCCTGGTCGGCGGCGGGTTCGCCAGCCGGAGCATCCGGATCGTGACCACGATCAACAAGCGGACCGGGAGCGCGGAGGCGATCATCGGGGTGCGCCGCGAGGCGTTCTACATCGTCCAATTCGTGGAGCTGGGCACGTCGAAAATGCCAGCCAACCCAACACTGGTGCCGGCCTTCCAGGCGACCCAGAGCCAGGCGCTGTCGATCGTGACCGCGCAGCTGCGCAAGCGCATCAACCGGGTCAAGAGCAAGGCGTAGACATGGAACTTGAAGACGCCCTGTACGAGCACCTCCGGATCCAGACCAGCCTCGAGCCGCTGCTCGGCGTCGGCGCGGCCATGCGGATCTACCACCACGTGATCCCGCAGCACGCCTACGGAGAATCGACCAAGCTGGGGTGCGTGGTCATCACCCGGGCCGGCACCGGGTTCGCGCAGGATTTCTGCGGCACCGACCCGCTGGTGGATGCAAGTATCCAAATTGACAGCTATGCTAGGGACCGCGATGAGGCCAATCGGATCGGCCGGGCGGTTCGCGATGTCCTGCTCGACTACTCCGGAACCCTGGTCGGCGAGGTGCCGGTCGACCGGATCTCGATCGATAACGACATCCCCCTGCTGGACCCGGAACCCGGGCTCTACCGTCGATCACAGACGTATCGAATCTGGAATGAGGAGTAAGCCATGAGCGTGCGCGGTTTCGTCGGCAAGATTTATCTCGAAATCGGTGAGGGATCGCCCTCTGCCTTTACCCGCATCTGCGAGGTGACCGACCTCGGCGAAGTGGGCGAGGCGAACGAACTCATCGAAGACACGGACTTCTGCAGCGACGGCACGCGCGAGTACATCGCCGGCCTGGCGGATGGGCAGGAATTCACGTGGCAGCTGAAGTTCAAGCAGGACCCGACGTCCAAGATCCGGACGCTGATCCAAGCGGTGAAAGACAAGGCCACCCTCGAGTTCCGGATCGTTGTCGAGGAGGACAGCCCGTCCCTCCTGCTGATGAACTTCTTTGCGGTCGCCCTGAGCTGGGCCCTCTCCCCGAGCTTCACCGAGCGCAACACGATGAGCTTCGGCGGCAAGATCACCGGCGAAGTGGTGCTCACGGATGTCTGATCTGTTCGCCAAGCTGCAGAAGGCCGGGCGCCTCCGCAGCCAGAACGTCGTCATCGAGGGAACCAAGTACCTCGTCAAGGAAATGACGACCGAGGAGCTACTGCGCTACCAGGGAGCGCTGCGCGGCAAGACGGGCGGCAAGGGATACGAGGCCGCCGCCCTGCTCCTCTCGATGACCGTCTGGGATCCGGAAACAGAGCAGCTGGCGCTGACCGTCGACCAGGCCCTTGTGCTCATGCAGGGATCGGCCCGTGCCGTGACGCCGCTGACGCGGACCGCCATGCAGCTGGCCGGGCTGCTCGATGAGGAGCAACCCGAGCCGGAGCCTGAACCGGAGACCGAGCCCGAGGACGAACCCCGCGAAAAAAAAGACTAGCACCGTCGAAGGTTTTCGTCTTCGACCTGGCGCTGGCCCTCGGCAAGTTCCCGCATGAGATCCGCGCAATGCCCGCGTCGGATTATCTCGACTTCGCCGACTACGCCGGTGAATTCCCGTTCGGCCCTATCCGGGACAACCTGCACGCGGCTATTATTGCGCAGGCGGTGCTGCGTCCATGGGTGAAAAAGGGCGCGAAGATTGACCTGCAGCAATTCATGATCAGGTCAGCAGAGCACCGCCGGCAGTCGCGAAATACCTCGTTCATTCAGGCCTTGAAGGCCATGGCGACCAGAGGCAAGGCAGATGGCAACAGACCTCGCAAAACTGGTCGCAAGGCTGGAGCTGCAAAGCGGCCAGTTTCAAAGCGAGCTGACAAAGGCAAACCGTAAACTCGCGGCCTTCGATACCGACGTCCGGAAAGTAGGACGCCGCCTTTCCTCCGGATTCAAGGGCCTCCTCGCGGGCCTCGGCGTCGGCGCCACGATCGGCAAGATCGTCAGCGAGACCAGCCAGGCAGAGGCCGCCACCGCCAAACTTGCGAACGCCATCGAGCGCAACGCTGGCGCGGCCGGCGCCACCGTTCCCGAGTTTGCCGCGATGGCGGCACGACTGCAGAACCTGACGACCTACAGCGACGAAGCCGTGATGGAGATGCAGTCGCTGCTGCTGCGGTTCCGGCAGATCGGCGGCAACGAGAACCGCCGCGCCCAGTCCGTGATTCTTGACCTTGCCACGGCCCTCGGCACCGACCTGCCGGCCGCGACCAAGCTGGTGGGCCGGGCGCTCGCAGACCCGGTGAAAGGCATGACGGCGCTGAGCCGGGCCGGCGTGGTGCTGACCACGGAACAGAAAGCCCTGATCAAGAGCCTGGCGGACACCGGGCGCGCGACGGAAGCGCAGGGCGTACTCCTGAAGGGCCTCGAGGACCGCTACGGCGGAGCAGCCGAGGCCGCCCGGAACACCTTTGGCGGCGCGATCGCGGGCCTTAAGAATTCCTTCGGGGAGCTGTTCGAACTCTCCGGGCCCAGCGCCGACAAGGCAACTGAGGCCATCAACGGCCTGACCAAGGCGCTGCAGGACCCCGAGACCAAGAAGGCGATCGGCAGCCTGGTGTCGGGATTTACCTCCCTCTTCGACGTGATCGTGACCGGCGCCGCAAAGGCGGTGAACGCGCTGGCGTCTCTGCCGGCCGCCATGGACAAGGGCCTCTCGATTGAGGCCAAGAATGCCATGCTGCTGTACGGCACGGACGACCAAGCCGAGGTCGCCATGAACTCTGGAAGCCGGGGAGGCGGACCGCGGCGCGGCGGCCGGCGCAACCGGGCCCCGGCGGCGGTCGGGGAGGGCGCGGGAGAGGCATCGATCGAGGTCGACAAGCTGACGTCGTCCCTGCAGGAATTTGACGTCACCGCCCAGCGGATCCAGAGCGATCCCCTCGCGGACTTCTTCGATCAGCTGAATGACAGCACGAAGACCAGCGCGGAACAGACCGTCGATGAGATCAACAAGATCACCGCCGCGGTGCAGGCCCTCGAGCGTGAGGGGATCATCACGGCCGGGCAAGGCCAGGCGCGCATCCAAGAGCGACTCGACGAACTGCTCCCGGCCTTCGACATCCAAGAGATCCAGAAAAAGCGGATCCTCGTGGAAGCCGAGGTCGAGAAAATGAACGAATTCGAGATCCAAGCGGCCAGGGAGACCCAGTCCGTGATTGCCGAAAGCATCCGCGATGCCTTCACCGGGAGCTTTGATGAGATCCCGAAACGGTTCAGCGACATGATCATGGACCTGATTATCCAGGCGCAGGCCGCCAAGCTGGCGACCTACCTGTTCGGCGACACGGCGAGCGGCGGCAGCACCGGCGGCGTCTTGAGCTCTATTGCCAGCGCATTCTTCGGCGGCGGCCGGGCCATGGGCGGCGCGGTGACCGCCGGCCAGGCGTACATGGTCGGCGAGCGACGCCCGGAAATGTTCGTGCCTCCGACCAGCGGACGCATTGAGCCTCGGCCGCAGGGAGGCAGCACCGTCATCAACCTGAACGTGAAAGCCGAGGGCGGCGAGGTGAGCAGACCGACCCGGATGGCGCTGGGGGCCACCGTCGCGCGCGCGATGGGCGTCGCCAGCCGGAGAAACAACTGATGATCACCCCGAGCACCCTGCCCCTGTTCCCGGGATGCCCGACGTTCGGGTTCACCAGCCGCGCCCAGTACCTCGTCAAGAAAATCGAGCGGGAGGGCGGGTTCGAGCGGCGCGACCTGAAGTGGCGCGAGCCCCTGCACTACTACGAGGGCGTGCCGATCGGCAAGAAGCCGCAGGCGGACATCGAGTCGGTGCTGCGGTTCTGGCATGCGCTGACCGGCGAGTTCGTGCGGTTCAGGTTCAAGGATTGGGTCGACTACAAGAGCTGCGCACTGGACGCGACGCCAGGCCCGACCGACCAGCCGATCCAAGCACTGACCGGCAGCCCCGGCGCCTACAAGCTGAGTAAGCAATACGTCGAGGGCCTGTTCGCCACCGTCCGCACGAACATCCTGCCGAAGGGCGACACGATCCGGATCGCCAACGAATCGGGCGTCGAGCAAGCCTCGAGCACGTGGACCATCGAGGAGGACACCGGGTACCTGACGACGACGGGCGGATTCAGCGGCACGCCGACGACGTGGGGCGGCGAGTTCTACGTGCCGGTGCGGTTCGACACGGATCCGCAATTCGAGATCGTCAGCCACAAGGTGCAGAGCGTGACCGTGACGCTGCGCGAGCTGAGGCCAGAGACATGAGGGATTGGCCCCCGGCGCTGCTGGCGTACCTGCGCGGCGAGCAGGCGAAGACGGCCATCTGCTGGCTGGTCGAGAAGCGCGACGGCACGGTGATCCGCGCCACCGAGCATGACCAAGACATCGAGGTCCCGGAAAGCGGGAGCCCGAGCCTCGGCCTGGGCGGGACTTACCACGCCCTCGCCAACATCACCGCGTCGGACATCACGTCGACCACCGACCTCTCCGTGGACAACATGGAGATCCAAGGCGCGATCGCCCCCGCAAACCAGATCGTGGCGGACGTCACACTTGCCGACATCACGGCCGGGGTGTTGAACCGGGCGCCGGTGACGGCCTTCCTGGTGAACTGGGAATCGCCAGGCATGGGCGTCGGGATCCTCCGCCGGGGATACTTGGGCGAGATCCAGCCGAACTCGGACGGCGGATACAAGACGGAGCTGCGGGGCCTCGTTCAGGTTTTCAGCCAGAACATCACGCAGACGTACGGGGAAAGCTGCGACGTCCGCAGGCTGGGCGACACCCGCTGCGGATTCGCCGTGGCCGGCGTCACCATCACCGCCACTATCACCGCTGTTGTCAGCCGGAAGCAGTTCACGGTTTCGGGCATCACGACTCAGCCGGCCGGGTACTTCGACGGTGGCATTCTGCGGCCGCTGACCGGGATAAACGCCGGCCTGGCGCTCGAGCGCGAGGTCAAGCTGGACAGCACCGGCGGCACGCAGGGGATCATTACCCTCTGGGACCCTCTTCCCGAGGAGCCCGAGGTCGGCGATACCTTTGCGCTCGAGCCCGGCTGCGACCGGACGCTGGCGACCTGCCGGGACAAGTTCGCGAACCTGATCAACTTCCGGGGCAAGGGCGTCTTTATCCCCGGGGTGGCCGCCCTGCTCAAGGGACCGACATGACCCCGGCAGACCTGACCCTCGAGGCGGAGCGGCTGCTGGCGGTCGGCGTTCCATTCCGGCACCAGGGCAGGACCGAGCTGGGGATGGATTGCGCCGGGTTCGCCCTTTGGCTGGTCCAGTACACCGGCCACTGGCCGCGGGAATACGTCGACCATGCCGACTACCGCCCGGGGCCGCAGGAAGCCCTAGGAGACACACTGGCCAAGTACTGCGCCAAAGCCCCGGCCCCGGGCAACGGCACGCTTGTAGCGATCCGGTGGCGGCCAGAGCAGCCGGTCTCACACGTGGGGTACCTGGCCGGCGGCGACCTGATCCATTGCTACAAGACGGCCGGCGGATTGGTGCGCTGCCGTTACGGCGAGCCATGGGTCCGGATGACGGCCAGCGCGTGGCGGATCCCCGGGGTGACCTATGAGTAACGCCGGCCAGGCCGCCCTGACAATCGTCGGGACGGCCATCGGGTTCTTTGTCGGAGCCCCCCAGCTGGGGTTTGTGCTGGGCAGCCTGGCGGGATCGGCCCTGTTCCCGACCCAAGGCCCGAACATCAGCGGCCCCCAGCTGAACGATCACAACACGACCAGCGCGGAGTTGGGCGCCCCTGTTGCCGATATCGTCGGGACGATGTGCACCGGCGGCACGGTGATATGGCTCGGCGAGCTGATCGAGACCAGCACCACGGAGGAGGTCGGCGGCAAGGGAGGCCCCCCGGAGCAGACCGTAACCTCGTTCAGCTACACCCAGTCCATCGCCATCGGCCTGTGCCGGGCGCCCCCGGGCCGCGAGATGGGCGGCCTGCTCCGGATTTGGGAAAACGGCAAGCTGGTGTATGACATCCGGCCGCAGCAGAGCTACGAGAGCGACGAGGACTTCAGCACCCGCCTGACCGCGTCGACCACCTACGCCGACACCTTCGTGCTCTACCTGGGCAGCGAGACCCAGCTGGCGGACCCGACGATCAAGGCCGCCGAAGGGATCGGCAACGTGCCGGCGTTCCGGGAGCTGATGTACATCGTGTACCCGAACCGGGCGCTGCAGGACAACCAAGCCCAGCGCCACCCGCAATTTAAGTTTGAAGTGTACGAGAGCGGCACCGCCGACGTCGTCGACACGTTCGCCCAGAGCGTGGTCTATCCGTGGCTGCAGGGGGCAACCGACCCGAGGAACCCGCTCAACACGCATGAGTACATGACGAACACGAACGGGGTGTGGACGGATGATTTCACCGCGGCGCTGACCTCGAGAGAGGCCTCCGCGACACTGAACTACATCTACACCGCCGCCGGCGCGGTCGGGTACCAGCGCTACACGGAGACGGTGACGCCAGCGCTGATTGCAGAGTTCGGGCCTTACGAGACGGCCACCATCAACTTCAACGTGGGCGCGGTCGGCATCTTCTACCCGACCGGCCAGGCGCCAACCGGATTCCTGACGGGGAGCAACACCCAGATCTGCTCGCTGGCCTACGGCGCTGACCAGGCGATCAACGGCACGCCGGTGGAGTGGTACAACCCTGGCGCGGTGAGTGCGCCTGACGCCGCATTCTGGACGCACTGGGACCCGGGCGGGAGCAACCCGTGGCAGCACGGCCAGTACGCGCACGTCGGGATGTTCGTGACGAATAATTCCCCGAGCATCGCGAACCCAGGGTGCACCACCGATCCCTCCTACGTCGTCATTTCAGGCAACCGCTACGGCCCGGCGGTGGTGTCGTTCGCCGGCGATATTGCCATCTACACCCGCCGGGTTCCGCAACCGCCGGCCGCCACCGGCTGGACGCTGGCGGTCGGGACCTTCAAGGTGCTGCAGAGCTACAGCGAGTACGGCGGCAATGGCGTGCCGTTTTCGCAGCCGGTGGGCCCGGCGCTGCGAGACGACGACGCCCTGTACAACGACCAGGCGACATGGGAAGCCCACTACGCTCAAGCGGTGGCCGACGGCACCATGCCCTCCGGGCTGACGTACAGCGCGGACTACCCGGTGGTGCAGAACTTCGCCTGGCAGGCGACCAGCGGAACCTCGATCACCCCGAACGAAGTCAGCATCGCCGACTGCCTCGAGCGCATCGCCCTGCGTGCCGGCCTGGCCCTGACGGACATTGACGTCGAGGACCTGCGCGAGAACTACATCACTGGTTGGTCGATCCAGCGCGTGATGACGGCACGCGACGCGATCCAGAGCCTGATCCCGGTCGGGTTCTTCGACGTCGTCGAATCCGGGGTGCTGATCAAGTTCCCGACCCGCGGCCGGGGGATCGTGGCCACCCTGCAGACCGACGACCTGGGCGCGGCCTCGAGCGGCGGCCAGGCGCGGGCGGCCATCGAGTCGACGATGCAGCAGGACGTCGAGCTGCCCAAGCAGATCCGGCTGCACTACATCGCGACCAGCCGGGACTACGAAGCCGGCGAGCAACTCTCGGTGACCCGGATCAGCACGGACGCCGATCAGATCGTCGACGTGCAGGCGGCGATCGCGATGAGCGACACGAAGGCGGTGCAGGCCGCCGACATCCTCTGGTCAGACGCCTGGGCGGGACGCTGGACGCATGAAATCGCGATCGACCGGTCGTACAGCCAACTCGAGGGGGCGGATTGCATCGCCGTGCCGATCGGCGGCCGCTGGGTGCGCTGCAGGATTTCCCAGATCACCGACCAGGCGGCGCTGCTGCGCAAGCTGAAACTGACAGAGGACGACGACGGCGCCTACGTTTCAACCCGCATCGCAGCAGCCCCGGACCGCGCGCCGAACATCCTGCAGGTGTATCAGGACACCGAGCTGGTCCTGCTCGACATCCCGGCGCCGCGCGACACCGACAACAATGCCGGCATCTACGGGGCAGTGAGAGCCACCGGATCCGGCAACGCCTGGCTCGGCGCCCTGATCTGGCGTTCGCTCGACGGCACCGGCGGATGGTCGAACATCGCCAGCGCGACCGCGCAGGCCACCATGGGCACCCTGAGCGGGCCCCCGGGCGTAGGCATCACGACGACGTGGGACACCGCCAACACGATCCAGGTCACGCTGCAGAGCGGCACGCTGTCCTCTAAGACCGAGGACCAGATCCTGTCCGGAGAGAACCTGGCCGCGATCGGCGTGGACGGCCGCTGGGAGCTGGTGCAATTCCGGACCGCAACCCAGCTTACGTCGACGACCTGGGAGCTCTCCAACCTCCTGCGGGGCCGCCGCGGGACAGAGCACCTCGTCGGCACCGCGCAGGCGGCGGAGCGGTTTGTGCTTCTGTCGGGATCCGGGGTTTTTCATCTGCCGCTCGATACCACGGAGATCGGCCAGGTGCGGACGTACCGGGCGGTGTCTGCCGGCAAGAGCTTCGCCAGCGGAACAGACCAGACCTTTACCGGGAGAGGCGTGGCCCTGCTGCCGTTCTCCCCCGTGCTCCTCGAGGCGGAAACCGTCGACGGCGATATCGTCTTCACTTGGGTGCGGAGAGGCCGCATCGGCCGGACGCTGGTCAGCGGCGCCGACATCCCCCTGAGCGAGGAGACGGAATCCTACTCGATCGACATCTATGCCGAGGGCAGCCCGACCCAGGTGGTGCGGACCCTGACGTCGACGACGCAGACCGTGACCTACACCTCGGCCCAGCAAACCACTGACTTCGGCAGCCCCGGCCCGACCAGCGTGCAGGCAACCGTCTACCAACTCTCGGCCGTCGTGGGCCGGGGAACCCCCGCGGAGATCACAACATGACAACCCCGAAACTCGGCATGGATGAGGTCGCGGCCAGCCAAAGCCAACCCGAGGTCCCGATCAACGCCAGCCTCCGCCTGCTGGACGTCCTCGTGCAATGCAACGTGCTCTCCCAGGTGGCCGCGCTGCCAGGCAGCCCGAGCGAGGGCGACGCGTACATCCTGACGGCGACGACCGGCGGCGGGAGTGCGGCGGACATCGCCTACTACAGCGGAGGCTGGAACTTCATATCGCCGCAGCTGGGGTGGATGGCCTACGTGATCGATGAGGCCGCCAGGTATGAGTTCGTCGGCGGCAGTCCGGCTGGCTGGGAGCTTTTCGCGGCAGCCGGAGGCGGTGGTGGAGCTGCGGCCGCAGACACCTACAACACGGCGAGCCCGGCCACCGGCGTGCTGACCCTGAACGATCCCGACATCGACGTCTGGCTGGTCGACCTGAACGGCAACGTGACCTCGATCATTCTGCCGACGGCCCCGAGCGGCGAGGCGTTGTCCGTGCTGGTCCTCTTCAAACAGGACCCGACCGGAGGCAGGACCGTCACCGGATGGCCGACGATGACATGGGAGTCGGGATCCGCGCCGACGATCACGTCGACGGCGAACGCGGTGACCAGCGTGCCGGTGCTGATCCTGGGCAACGGCGACATCTACGGGGTGGCGTGATGAAACCCGGGTTCCTGCGCCGGTTCGGCGGCCAGAACATCGCGGCGCACCCGCTGGTGACCGAGCACCTCACGGCCACCGAGCTGACGCACGACTGGGCCAACCTTACGAGCTGGACAAACTCCAACGTCCAGGTCGCAACGAACCGCCTCTACGGCGTCGCTGGCGGCAACCCGGCAGCAGCAGGCAGGGCCTTCGCCGCCACCGCCACGGAGACCGTCAAGCTGACCTGCGAGATCCAGAACGTCGGCACGAACGCCGGCACCCAGTACATCGGCCTGAACTTCGGCGGCACGAACGATGGGGTGAATGCCTCGCTGCCGAACTTCTGCGGCATCGGGATCGGCAGCGCCAGCCGGAGACCGACCACGTTCTTCGGCGCCAACTTCATCGGCAGCCCGACGGGGAACGTCTTCCTGTCAGCGGACACCCTCGCGGCCGGGGCCTACCGTGCAACGGTGGTGGCCGACAACGAGAACATATCCCTGGTGCTGCGATCGCAGGACGGCAGCGCGGAGTACTCGATATCGATCCCGAGGAGCATCGCACCGAACAGCGGAGCGGTGACCAGCATCATCTGCTGGAACGGCGCCACGAACGGCACCTCCGGGTCCTACGTGAAGGCGATCGGGGTGCGGAAGTCGCTGACGCCGTTCCTGACAACCTCGAACGCTGCCGGCACGATCGAGGGCAACACCGGCAACGTGATCTGGCGAAACATCACCGACCGGTGGCGCATCCACCTCCCGGCAGACCTTTACGCGTTTACCCCGACCCCGATCGTCGTCTACATGCACCAGGCAAGCACCGGAGACGCCGACAGCCCGATGACGGAGTCGCGCCTCTACCCGGTGACAGACGCACTGGACGCTGCCGGGTACATCCTCCTGAGCGCAGATGACGGCGGCGACCGCTGGGGCAACGCGGCCTCCCTGACCAATTACGAAGCCATCGTGGACTGGATCCGGGCCCGGGTTTACTGCGGGCCGGTCTTCCTGCTCGGCTGCTCCGGCGGCGCCGCGTCGATGTTCAACGCCATCGCCCGGCGGAAAATGAGAGGGGTGATCGGCGCGGCCGGCATTTGCCCGGTGGTCGACCTAGACCTGATGGAAGCCAACCCGAGCTTCGAGGCCTCGATCCGGGCGGCCTACAGCGCCGCCGACCACTCCCAGTACGTGACGAATTCGGCCGGATTCAACCCGTCCGCGAACGGCATGGACTCGTACTCGAGAGTGGCGTTCCGGTTTTACGCGGGCATCGGCGGCACGGATACGCTGGTCCCGAGGGAGCAGCACGTCGACGTTCTGAACGGACAGCTGGAGCTGGCGGGCGTGACGACGTCGATCGAGACCGCGGGGAGCGGGCACCTTCAGGTGGAGCAATACCAGCCGGCGGATTTGGTCTCGTTCTTCAACAGCCTGATGTAGGGAAACGGGGGGCCTGACCCAGAACCGCCAAGCACTGGCGGCCCCCCTCGAACCTAGCGACGCGGGTACCAGAACTCCCGCTGACGGACAGCGTGCTGACGCCACCGGAGTACCGGCGCGAGCACGACCCGGTAGAAGACGATCCCGACGATGCAGCAGAGCAGCAGGATGATGATCATGGCAGCCTCCTAGCGAGCGGTGTGCCAGAGGGCAGCCTGCGCTGCGATCTCGGCCAACTCAGTCCCGACCCAATTCGTGACGCGGAACTCGAGATACCCATCGGGCCACTTGGTCGAAGAGACCATCGCGAGAGAACGCATCTTCGGCCCGTAGGTCCGGTACGTTTCGTCGATATGCCGCGAGGCGGCATTCCACGTGCTGAAGCCGGAGGACTGCGCCAGCGTGCCGTCCTCCATGATCCGGGTGAAAGAGTAGGACTCGACCGGGGCGCTGCGGGCCAGCCGGGTGGAGCGGGGGGTCTTGATCGGGGTGGTCTTCATTTGGCGGTTTCCTTTGAGGAGCGGAGAGCGATTCGACGGGTGCCAGTCTTGCGTAACGCGCAAGACTTGGCAAGTCCCGTTTTCAGCAATCGGTCACAGTTTCTCGATCCGGCCAACCCAGTCCCGGTGACCAAGATTGACGAACGTCCGTATCTGGGAGCGCCAGCTGGCCCGGGGAACTTCCTGCCCATCGAAGACATCGCGAGTCACGCGCAGGCGAATCTCGCCACCGGCGTAGCCTTCGACGTACCCCTCCACGAAGCAAGGACCGACACCTTCGCGGCCAGGGAAATCGTGGCAGCGGAGGCGGTCGTCGACCCGGACAAGACGAGCAGCGAGGTCGGCAGAGAGGGCGGCCGGGATCGAGGCGAAAAGATTGGTGTTCATTTGGCGGTTCCTTGCAGCGGGCGGGTTAGATCAATTCAGCGAGGTCAGAGCCGGCCTCTTCGATGACGTCCTCGTACAGGGCCTCGCCGATTTCCGCCGCGACGCGGAAAGCGGCAGAGGCGGACGTAGCGAAGCGCTGCTCGAGCTGGCCGTCGATGGTGTGCGAAACGGTGATGACGAAATGCCGCGTTCCGCGGCAGTCGACGGTGACGACCATGGCGCAAGTGGGGTCGGCACCGAAGAGGGAAGAGGCGATGATCATGGCGGTTCTCCTGGCTGGCGGTTCACGATTCGACGGGTGCCAGTCTTGCGTAACGCGCAAGAAGAGGCAAGTCCTAAAATGCCAAATACAGCACGTTTCGCAAAAAAAACTCATTTCTCAACCCCTTTCCCCGAGCGGGCGGGCGTGGCGCCGGCGCTACAGGTACTAGGGCCCCCTCCGTGAGTTTTCACGGCCATCCCCGGGCGGGCGTTCCTTACGGGACCGGGGCGCAGTGGGACGCGGAGCCCGGATTAAGTGGTTTTCTGTGCGGCGGGCCCATTTCTGCCCCGATACTTTCCCGGCACGCGGGAGAGCGAGAGCAGGCACCGCCAAGATCTTGTATGCAGAGGTACCCGGGGGTACCATGGGTGCGGGTCGAAAGACCTGCGGGTGGGAAGCGATTCCTGGCGGTGCCGTTTCCCTCTCTAACGCCCCTCGGCTGATACCCGCGGGGCGTTTCCTTTTTAGCATCCCCAGAGCGGAGAAAGGAAGTCCCAGGACGGAACCCGGTCAGAGCAGGGAGACCTGCCGCTGGGCCGCAAGGGCCGCAGGATTGAGCCAGAGCACCTCGGTGCGCGGCCGCGCCCCGTCGGCAAAGGTCTGGGTTTCGACCGCTGTCCAGCCCCCGTAGAGCCGCTCGTACAGCGGCGTCCGGTACCCGGAGACGATCACCATGCCCTTCAAGCCGGCCAGGCAGGCGGCCAGGCGCTCGTGCCCGGCGTCGTCCATGTCGCACCGATAGAAGTGGCCGCGAGAGCCGGTCCGCCCGACCAGGGAGGAGCGCGAGCTCTGCACGTAGGGCGGATCGCAATAATGCAGGGTCGACGGAGCATCGTGCTGCGTCATGACCTCCACCGCGTCCCGGTTCTCGACGACCACGCCCCGAAACCGATCGACGAACAGCGGAATGGAGTACGGCCAGTCGGACCATTCGACGGCCGGCGTGGTCGAAAATCCACGGCTGCGCTTGTTGCTCGAGCGGAACCCGGTGACGTGCATCCGCGTCATCGAGGCGGACCCGAACCCGAAGAAAGAACGCACAATCATCTTGGCGGCGCCATCGACCAGGTCGCTCGCCGGCAGGTAGGCCGCCGACAGATCCTCCCGGGAGAACGGAGTCAAGAGCAACCTGTGCTGAAGTTGTGCTGCGAGATCCGGATCCCGGAGAACACGAAAGACATTGACAACGTCGAGGTCGAGGTCGTTGTAAACCTCCCCCCCGACCCTTGGCTTCTGCAAAAGTACCGAAGCGGCGCCACCGAAAGCCTCGACGTAAGTCAGGTGCGGAGGGAAGTGAGAGATGACCCATGGAGCCAGTTTCCACTTGCCACCGTGGTAGCGGAGGACCGGCCGGGCGATCACGAATCGCCGCCGGTGTGCTTGACCCAGTCGAGCGTCGCCCGATTGACGGCGTCCCGGATCGGATCGCGAGGCGCCGGCACGATTCCGTAGGCCTCCCAGAGCAGCGAGCCCCGGACATCGTGGGCGAACGTTTCGCCATGCTCCACGCGCCGATACCCTCCAGCATCGACGACCGCCTGCAGCTGGGAGGCCAGGTCCCGGACCGGCAGGTCGAGGCCCTGGCCGGTCCGGTAGTCGAAACCCTTCACAGAGCGTAGGCGGTCGTGACCGACAGAACGGCGTCCGGGAAGATCACCGACCAGAGGTCCCGGTAGATCTTGATGATGGCCGGCTGCCCGGTGATGAAGCGTACGTGGCCGTTCGCGTGCGTGGCAGTGAGCGTCTGCATGGGTTACTCCTCAATCCGATAGTTGAAGGTGCGGACTTCGTCCTTCGTGCCGTACTCGAGGAAGGAGCTTTCGCCCTGCTCGAGCATTTCCTCGGCGTGGCGGCGGTCGAAGTTCCGGATCTTCTCGTCGCGGAGAATGATCCCCTTCAGCAGGCCGGACAGGAACTCTTTGTCGAAGACCAGAGTGACAAGAGCGGAAGAAGTGGCGGTGTTCATTTGGCGGTTTCCTTTGAGGAGCGGAGAGCGATTCGACGGGTGCCAGTCTTGCGTAACGCGCAAGATTCCGCAAGTCCTAAATCAGCGGTCCGTCACACTTCCGAACAAAGAGTCCTGACGGCCGGAAGGGGCGCCAGGCGGAGGCGGGAGGGCCCGGAGCTGGGCGTAGTACTCGCGGATCCGGGCAGCCAAGACGGGGGAGGGGATATCCGGGCCATCGCCCGGGAGGCGGAAATCGACGATCGAGCCCTGACGGCGGGAGAGCCAATCAACGCTTGTTGGCGGCATGGAACTCGGGGTCGTAGATCGCGGCAAGAGGAAGCCGGCGCTCGCGGTCTGTACGGGTATTGCGGTAATACTCGTACAGGGAGCGGGCGAGTTCCCGCTTGGGGATCTGCATGCCCTTCTCGACCCGGGAGAGATTGCCCTGGTCCGTGCCGACGACGGCGGCGACCGCCTCGAGGCTAAGCCCCCGGGACTTGCGGATCTTCGCCATGAGGAAATCGGTGCGGGGTTCGGCCATGCGGCGATCTTGCACGTAACGCCATGGGCAAGCAAGTCAGGGCGCCGGCCGGGAGTTGCGAAGCCTTGCGAGATGTGCAAGTCTGGCCGCGCCCTTGAAGGGCAACCCGCATCACCAGGAGACCGCCATGTCCACAAACCAGCAAGAGCACCCGATACGGAAAATCACCGTCAACCCCGAGGAGCTGCACCACCCAGACATCATGTCGATTCGCCTGCACCCGCTTAAGTCGAGCTGGGCGATCGAGCTGACCCCGCACGCCACGATCATCGAGATGTCGCTGCTGATGCACGCCTACGACTGCGTAGCAGAGCGCACCGGGCCCGACACCTTCCTGCTGCGCCCCCGGCAGCGGAACCGGCCCTGCCCGCAGGCGAGCGACGTCGAGGCGCTGTTCGCCAGCCACCGGAAGTCGGCAAGGCCGCGGCTGCGCGTGATTCCGAGCCAGACCTTCCCGTTCAACCCCTGCACGTGCGGCGCCCCGGGAGGCTACCCGCACGAACCCGAGTGCGGGTGGTGGGAAAGCGGGAGCGGCGCATGAGCGGCGTCGAACGCACGATGTGGATTTGCGTCGCCGGGATGGCCGGGTTTCTGATATATGCCGCTGCCAGCCGCGAGACAGACTTTGACCCGCCACGGCAGTACATCGGCGGCGCAAAGCTGGTCACCGACCCAGCGAACGGATGCCAGTACCTCGTCGACAGAGGCATCACGCCACGCCTGAAGCCGGACGGACAGCAGGTGTGCTTGGGGAGGCAGCAATGAGCTACATATCCGTAGTGACCGACGGCGATAACGGCACCAGGATCCGCACCATTGCATGGGGCGGCAGAATTTCATCACGGCGCGCGACTCAAGGAACACCCCGACGGCCGGCGTACTTTTGCGGTGGTGGATTCGTGGAGCGATGGCTGAGAGAGGCCGCAGTAATGACCAAACAACTGAGAGGAAGCCGCAATGGACGCTGAGACTTTGTTCCGGGAGCTGCACCGCACGCTGCGATCGACGCACCGGGTGCCGATGCAGATTCGAGCCGGAGGCAAGCTGGTCGAGGTCGAGAGCCTCGGCCTCGAGACGCTGCCAGGCGGGAGGATGGTGGTGACGATCACGGCGAAAGAGCCGCTGCGCGTCGCCGAGCCGCTGCCCGAGGGCGTGGTCGACATTCGAGGCAGCCGGCGGTGAGCAACGAGCCGCAGAAATACTTCAAGGGCGCGCACCGCCATTATTTCGCTGACCACCAGCACTGCCTGAAGTGTGGGAAATGGGAGGGCCTAGCGGACGAGGATGACTGCGGGTGCAGCGATGAAGACATGGATATGCTGGCGCGCAAGTACGGGCCGGGCGTGAGGAGTAACCTCGACAGCATGTATGCCGCCTTGGAAAAAGAGACCGGGCTGGTGGTTGCTAAAGTTGCAGCCGCGCAGACGCCAATTGAAGCATGTAGCAAGTGATGAGCTGGCTGAAAGACTGGATTGGCAAGCCTGCCGCAGAGCTGCGAGCCCAGCGCACCAACACCCTGCGCGGCAAGGTTTCGAGGAACAGCGTGATCAAGGGCGGCGAGCTCTCCGTCGTCATCCGGTTCGGCCTCGAGGAGGCGGCCCGCGTCAAGGATCTGCTACCAGGCACGCTGGTGAGCATTCAACCGGAGGAGCCCAATGAGCCATCGACCTGATCCCGAACCGAGCGCAGTGCAGCCACAGCTAGGCATCACGCCCATCGCGCAGGTAGTGATTGCCAATGGCGAGCCTGTTTCTACAACGCTTTACGCCCCAGGCCTTCCTGATGGCGAACATGACCTGTTCCCCGTGCCGCTGGACCCGCGAGGGGCGATGCAGCCGTTTATGACACCTCCACCGCCGCCAGATGCCCTTTCGTTTGAGGATGGGCTTGGCTGCGCTGCCGAACAGATCCGCAATCTAACGACCGATGCGGAGCGGTATCGGTGGCTGCGGGATGAAGCCGGGAAGCGTTTCCCGTTTCCGCCTTACGTGGTCGGCTTCGAGGGGGCTGACTTGGATGCCGCCATAGACGCCGCGCGAGCAGCGGAAGCGAAGGAAGGTGGCCAATGAGGATCAACGTCTACAGCCAGGAACTGACCAACGAGGTCCAGCTGGTGGCGAAGCAAGCCGGCACCGGCGTGATTTACCACGCGGTGCAGCTGGTGCTTCATTCAAGCCCGATGCTGCATCATCCGCCGGCAGACGATGACCGGAGCGCGGTCACTATCTGGCTGCCGCGATCGCACCAGCGCCGGCACGAACTGGCAGTGACCCTCGAGCGCATGGCCCAGCTGGTGCGCCAGGCGCCGAAAGAAACAGGGATGGACTGATCTCGCCATGTCGTGGAGCGAGGGAAAGATCGCGCGCATGCTGGCGAGGAACACGTTCTCGGCGGATCTTTGCGTGCTGCCGAACTGCAACTGGACGGGATACGAGATCGACCTGCTAGTTGTCACGCCGAACCGTAGGATCATCGACGTCGAGATCAAAATCAGCCGCGCCGACTTGAAGGCTGACGCAAAGAAAGACAAGTGGTGGTACCACCCCCCTCGAGTTTGGAACCCGGATCCGCAGAGATACGTTAAGCCGGAGGCGCAGCCGAAGGCATGGCCGACAATGACGTGGAAGCACTACTACGCAATGCCAAAGGACATCTGGCGAGAGGACTTCCTATCGCTGGTGCAGCCGATTTCCGGTGTGCTTTTGGTTTCGGAAAGCAAGAGCTACGCGAACGGGCTAGTGGAGTGCGTGAAGCGCGCCAAGCCGTGTGCGACTGCCCCGCAGATGAACGAAGACCAGATCGTCCGCATTGCCAGGCTGACTAGCCTGCGGATGTGGGATGCGTACAAAGCCATGGAGCAAAGGCAATGAGCAAGCCGGACGTGAGGAACACAGAGCGACGCATCCTCGGGCGCGACGTCCAGAACGAAGGCAAGTACGAAAAGGCCTGCAAGATCTGCGGCGGAATCCTACTGATGGCGAAGATGCGAGGACCGCATCGATTCGGCTGGTGGGCATTCGACCAGAAACCGATTGACCAGGCCGGGATCCGGTACTACGTGGTCCACGACTGCCGGCCAGTTCCGGCGTCAGAGAAGTCCGACACCCGCTGAAGTTTGCACGCGGCGCAAGCCGGGTGTAGAGTCGCGGCCATGAAAGCCGCGGCCATGCAAATCCTAGACCAGCCAGAGGAGATCGACGAGATCACGTCGGCCAGGTTTACCCGCTGGCGCCGCGAGCTGGCGGCCTTCGTGATGGCCCAAGGTCTTCGCGCGAGCCTCGAGCACGTCGAGGTCGACCGCTGGGTGGAGTACTTCGAGATGGGGGAGAGGCCGGAGGAGGCCGCGCTGCAGGAAATCCTGCGCTGTGAATTCTAGCGGCAACAGCCGGGCAACCGGCCTGATAGGGCCCCGGGCCGGAATGGTCCGGCCCGGGGCAGCGATCAATCCTCTGCGTGCAGGCGATCCCGATCCGCGGCAATACGGGCGGCCAGGTCATCCCAGTCGGCCGCGGTGATTTCCCCGGCCTTGAGCTTTTCAGCGACCTCAGCCATGTGCGCGTCCGTCGCCCGGCCGGCCTCCACCGCATCCGCGAGGGCATACAGCCCGTTTGAGACCTTCGACTGCCCGGCAAGAGCAGCTGCCAGAGCAGCCGAGCGCAGGGCGATGAGAGCAAGAATGATGGGGTTCATTGGGCACCTCGGGCTGCTTGGATTTGACGAACAAGATCGGCGACGGCCAGCACGGCCTGATTGACCGCGAGCTGGAGATCGGCCTCAGTCTGCGCTGACTTCGAGGCCACGTACGCGTCCCGGAGCGGCCGCAGGGCGTCGATCAGGGGAGCGGCGACCAGGTCGGCCTGCTGCATTGCCCGGACCGCCTCCGGAGGCGTTGTCGGCCGGGCCTTGAGATTGGCGGCCTCCCTGACCAGGCTGGCGTAGTGCTCGGTGATGACGAAAGCCGTTTCGTCAGGCGATTCCGCTGCCTTATAGGCGCCCTGAGTGGCAGTGCAGCCTTCGATGGCCAAAGCAACCGGCAGCGAGAAGCAGACCAGCAAGAGCAGCAACACCGGACGGGCGAAACCGCCCTGCTTTGCCTTGAACTCCTCGGTCTTTACCGCCGCGGTTTCCGTGATCGGAGGCGTTGCCTTGAAGAGTCGGGTGATGATGGTCCACACGGCGACAAGGGCAGCGATGCCTGCGAAGACAGCCTCCATTGTGGCAGACCAGTCGATATCGGTGACGACGCCAGCGAGGCCCAGCACGACCACGATGAGCTGCACGATCTGCTGACGGATGATGGCGCTTTGGTACCAGGGAATGGTGGGTTCCATTGGATTCTCCAGAAAAGGGGGAAGGGGGAGCGGTGCGTTTATATCACGGGACTACAACAGATCTGGTGCGCTGCCCTTTAGCCACGCGCGGACATCGAAACAAGGGCAGTCCTTGCTGACGCCAGGGAAGTCGCGGTGGCCACGGATGACGGCTGCAGGAGCATACCGACGGAGGAACCGCAGCGTGTGCTTCAGCGATTCATACTGCTCCGGGGTGTAATTTGCCTCGGGTTTACCCTCCGGATTCAGCCCACCGATCAGGCAGACGCCAACGGCCAGGTCGTTGAACCCCTCCACGTGGGCACCGCGATAGTCAATGGGACGGCCGATCTCCACGATGCCTGAGCGGCGGATGACGATGTTGTACCCGATATCCGCCCACCCGCGATCGAGGTGCCACTTCCGGATTTCATCCTCGCCAACGTCGAGGGAGGCCTTCGTGGCGCTGCAATGCACGGCGATGAAGGCGGTGGCTTTTCGAGGGGCATAGGGTGCCATGGGCAGAACTCCTGTGGTAACTTGCGGGGCGCGCAAACAATAGCACGGGAGGATTTATGACCGATGAGACCGCACCGCCAGACGAAACAGCCGAGGTCGCCGCCAGCCTGCTGGGCCGCGCACTACTCGAGGCGATCGTCGACGAACTGCACGTGGTACCTGATGCCTGGGCGAAAATGACGCAGGCGCAACAGGACAAGACGATCGAGCGACTGAGGATCAAGATCAAGGATCTGCTGCAGGAAACGATGTCGGTGCTGCTTGCCGGCAAGTTCCCGGCCTGCGTTGCCAGCCTCGATCGCGTGGTGTTTGCCGGCGGGATCAAGGCGATCCTAACCGTCGAGAAGGGAGCCAGGAGCCGGCATGAGCTTTCCGACGGGGTAGGCAAGCGGATCCTCGTCGTGATGGCGGATCCGGACGAATACCTGCAGCGCATGGATGAGATCAAAGCCAAAGCCACGCAGCGCGACCTGTTCGAGGCATCGAAAAGCGCCGATACGAAGTACGAGCCCGACCAGGATCAGCCCGGGTATCGATCCGATGAGCCGGCCGCGGATCCCGGCAAGACTTGGGCGGACGTCAACGAACTCCTCGAGAGCGCGGACACCCTCGAGCTGGACCCGGGATCGCCGAAACCGCTGTGGGAGCAAGCGCTCGAGATTCTGGCGCTGGTGCACTGCCTGCCCACAGAGGACTTCGCGCGGCATTGGACTGAGCAGGAATGCATGGTGGCGTTTGCCTGGGCAAAGGCGATGCTCGACAACCCCGAGGCTGCCCCGGCCAGGCCGCACTGGCTCCCATTGCCGACACCCCCGGAGCCAGGCAATGAGGATGACCAAGCACAAGGGGGTACGCTACTATTCGGCAGCGCGGCGGACCCTGAAGACGGCGCCGGAGACGACCAACCCGAGGAGCCCCAGAATGAAGACTCGTAGCGTTCTCGCCACCGTAGGACTGCTGCTGGCGGCCAGCCTTGCCTTCGCGCAGGCCCCCACCGTCACCCTGTCCGTCAACCCAGCGACCGGCGTGGGCAGCGTCACGCCCACCATCACGTGGTCGACGACACAGGCCCAGTCCTGCCAGGCGTCGGGGGGATGGAGCGGCGCAAAGCCGACAAGCGGCACGGAGACGCTGCCGGCCGTCACCGTCAATACCACCTACACGCTGACGTGCACCGGGCCGGTGCCGGCGGCGAACGGAACTGCAGCCCTATCGTGGACAGCGCCAACCCAGAATACGGACGGGACACCGCTGACGAACCTCGCCGGGTTTCGAGTCCAATACGGTACATCCCAGACCGCCCTCGATCAGAGCGTGAGCGTGACGAACGCCGCCACCACGGCGAGAACGATCACGGCACTGCCGGCCGGGACTTGGTACTTCGGCGTGCGGGCGGTGACCACTCAAGGCGTTGAGTCGAACCTCTCAGCGATCGTCAGCAAGACGATCGTCGCACCGGCGCCCCTCACTGCATCCGCAAGCACGGCCGTGGACGTCAGCAACGTCCCGAACCCGCCGACCGGACTACAGGTAATCGAGGCAACCGCCTATGACCTGCGACTCGACTGCTCGAATATCTTCAGCTGCTTCCGCGCGTACCTGCGAGACGATTACAGGCTGAACGTGGTGGTGGGCCAGGCGACGCTCGGAGCGGGATGCGGCCCGGTCGGCGTCGACGTGAAAGAGGCGGGATACTTCCGAGTCCCGACTCAGGCGGTGGCGTTGACCAGATCCCCGAAGTCGAGGCAGATCGTCGCGCGGTGCGCCTGATGACATGGCGCAGCACAACAATCCGTACTGGTGGCTTCCCATCGCCCTGCTGGGCGTAACGATGACCGTCGGGCTGATCGCTTGGTACTGGAAGCGCATGCTCGATCGGCTGGATAACGCCCATGATGGCGTTTTTAAGGACGGAGGTCCCGTGTCAACAGTCCGGCAGGAACTCATCACGATCCGTCGCCATATCGCCAATTTCATGACGCGTGAGGAAGGCGAGCAAAACAACAAAGCCCTACACACGTACCTCGAGACCATCCGCACCGAAAGCAAAGAGCGCGAAGAAAGACTGATGCGTGCGATCGAGAAACAGCATGGGCTGATCAAAGAAGACGTGAGCGAGCTGAAAGAGGACATCCGCCTGGTGTCCAAGCGCATCGATAACATCACCGACCACCGATGAACTGCGAGCACCGCCATGATTCGCGTCTACCCAATCACGCCGGTCCCGGCGCCGCGCCAGGTCGCACGGGATAAGTTCAACCCTTCGGCAAGCGTCCAGCGCTATAGAGCGTTCCGCGATGAGTGCAGGCTGCGACACGTCCAGCTGCCTCGGCCATTCCACCACGTGATCTTTGTGCTACCGATGATGCGAAGTTGGTCAGGCAAGGAACGCCTGCGCCTGATGGGCATGCCGCATGAGTCGAGGCCCGACAGAGACAACCTCGAGAAGGCCCTGCTCGATTCGGTGTACGGCGAGGACTGCCAAGTGTGGGATGGCAGGGCGACCAAGCTATGGGGGCCGCAGGGCATGATCATCGTAAGCAGGGACAACCTAGACATCACGCTGCCCTTCGACCTTCGCCCGTTCGTCGAGGCCCTGCGCAAAGGAACCTAGCGTAACGTGCAAGAAGCGGCTAACCTCTGCGCAGGAGAACTGCATGCCGCAACGAATCAAGACGCACAAGCCACCCGGGTGGACACCACCCGCAGAGCGGAGGAAGGCGCATGACCGCACCCGAGGTACCAGGCAGCAGCGTGGCTACACCGACCACTGGATCAGGTACTCCAAGGATCGGCTGAAGCGTTACCCGTGGTGCGAGGAGCACAAGAAGCAGGGCCTCTACGTGGAAGCCACAGAGACCGACCACGTGAAGCCCGTAGACGGCCCAGATGATCCCCTCTTCTGGGATGACACGAACCACCAGTCCCTGTGCCATGCCTGCCATAGCAGCAAGACAGCGCGCGAGGACGGCGGATTCGTGGGGCGCGGAGCAGCGCGGAAGGGGAGGGGTGGGTCAAAAGTCCAAGGATCCACGGCAGAACCGTCGCCCCATTCCT